TAGGCCTAATACATTTAACGGATTTACTCGTCCTCTTATTAAAGCCATTATCTACCTACTTTATTTATAATGTGCGGTCTGGCCGAAGGGAGAAATTATGGAATCATTTCCATGCACAATAAACAATGTCTCACAATATTCCTCATCACCCCAGCTACCGCAAGGATATCCATCTGTAAACATAATAAAGCGTTTTGGCTCAATTCCCTGTTCTTTCATAAAATTCCAATTAGCTTCAAAGTCAGTTCCACCGCCACCTTTACATTCGTATTCCATAATCTCATCGGAATTGTCTCCTGAGAATTGTTTGTAGCCGTATACATCGGTATCAAAACACCACAGGTCAAGTTTGAAGTCTTTATATTCATCCATAATGCCCTTAACTTCACTTATAAAATCTTTAGCCTGCATGTCTGAAATACTACCTGACATGTCAATTGCTACTGAAACATCAATTGTTTCTTCATTCATTAGACCCGGAAGTATAGCACCGCAATGTTGACTTTTACGATTTGGACGATTAAAACTGAAGTTGCTTTTGATAATACTTTGTATATTCATACGCAACATTTCACGCCAGTCCATTTTAGGCTCAGTAAAGTCATTAATTAGTCTAGCAACACCAGCCGGCACCCTGCCTGCACCTGCGGCCTGTGCCGCGGCAACCATCGCCTCTTTAATCTCGTCTTTAATTGCTTTCTTTTCTTCAGCAGTTAAGCGTGGGCGACCATTTCCGCTTTTATTTCCGTTGCCATCTTGATCGTCACCATCGTTGTTATCATCCCCGTCGTCTAAGTGTTCGTCTAACAATTCGCCAAGTGAATTGATATCAATTTTTTCTGCTTTCTCATACAACTCGTCGTAGATTTCTTCGTAACTCTTACCACGATACTTGTTGTCTTGGAAGATTTTAATGAAACTAGGCACTTGTCCGATTTTTTCATCTACAAGAATTTGATTAGCGGCATAGTCTGCGGCAATGTTTGATAACTGAGGATCGCGACTATCACGACGGCCCATGTGATCAAATACATTATGTAGTACCTCATGAGCAAAGCCAAACTCAGCTTCTTTGGGTTTAAGTTTATCTACAAATTCACAGTTATAATAAAAATTACGACCATCAGTAGCAAGTGTAGCACACCATTCACTTGCATCGATTAATTTCATGCGTGTAGCAAGATTGCCAAAGAACGGATGGCGCAACAATAATCCTACTCGAGCAAGAATAAGTTTCTCAACAATTTTAGATTTTTCTGCCTCTGAATATACTTTGGCATTCTTAGGCTTTTTAACCTTTTCAGTTGTCATTACATTACTCATACAAATCCTTTCATCTATATACTATTATATAATCAAAATTGAGAAAAAGCAAGTAAAAAGGGCCCCAAAGAGCCCTTTTTTAACCTTCCATTGCTTGGATAATGTACTTTCCATACTTGTCATGGAAACGATCAAAGTGTTCCAATTTGCTAGCATCAAATGGTAAGTTGTAGTTAGTCAATGCAACCTTAGCACCCATTACAACTAATTCAGTTGGGAAATTTTCCATCATGAATTTGAAGAAGTTGTCTGCCATAGCATCCCAACCTTTAACTTTCTTCATGTCAGCTTCTTGAAGCTCGTAGCACATACTGATGCTCAAAGAGTACATCGCTGAAATTTCTTTGATTGTAATTTTCTCAACTTTACCCATTAAAATGTCAGTTGGGTTTGGCATCTGTTTAGCAACCTTACGGTGTGCCATGAACTTAACAGCAAGACCTTCGCCAATAGCCCCGGATACTAAGTCTGTTAATGTACCTTCGTCCAAGTCGTCATCTTTTAACAATTGGCTAACAAATGACCACGAACGGGGAGTAGCAAATGCACGACTTGAACTTTTTGGGTCAAAGTCATACAAGTCTTGTTTTGCAAAACCAATATAACCTACAACCTGTTCGTGCTCGCGATTGATAGTAGCCCACTGGAGCCAGTCATCGTAATCTGTACGCAATTCTAAGTGCAAGAAACGATTAGCCAACGGAGCAGGCATACGATAAGTCACACCTTTATCAGTTTCACGGTTACCTGCGGCAACAATTGAAACACCATCGGGCAGTTTGTAAGTACCAACACGGCGGTTCAAAATTAACTGATAAGCCGCGGCTTGCGTAGCAGGTGCCGCGGAATTAAGTTCGTCTAGGAACAGGATAGCAGTAGATTCCGGATCAGTGGGCAATTCTGCAGGAGGAGCCCAAGTCATAGTATTTTCGGTACTATTGTAATATGGGATACCTTTGATATCAGTAGGTTCCCAAAGTGATAAACGAACATCGATAACATCTCGATTTTGTTCGTCTCCAATCTGTTTAACAATATCGGATTTGCCGATACCCGGAGCACCCCAAAGGAAAACCGGACGCTTAATCTTTACACATTTACGAAGAGATCGTTTTGCTTCGTTTGGACTAACTGTTCGGTTAGTGCTAATTTTTTCAGCCATTTGTTACCTTTCAAAATATAACTGGAATTGTTTCGCAGTAGTATTATTGTACAGCAGAACTGTCAGATTGTCAATCAGTTTTTGCTTTTGACTTTGCTTTGGCCTGAGTATATTTTTGAATGTTGCTATCAAACAACACTAGTTCAACCATAGTGCGTTCTCTAAACACTATAATAAATTTGGGCGTAATGTAATATGGGCTATCTAAAAATTTATCTAACCTTAATAATAATTCATTAGTCCAAATAGTATCTTCTGGAATAGCTACCTGATATGATTTTAGGTCTAACTGTTCAGTCAGTACCTTGTAGCCTAAATCAGTTAATCTTAGACCGTTTTCTTTAGTATTTCTTGGACTTTGCCACCATAACTGACTGTATTTTTTAATATTTGCCGCCCCGGCAGACATAGCTAACTGACGAAGTAGCTTTTTAGTCAGTTCATTTTTATCCATTACTCTGTTACAAGTTCACCGGTGGTTAATTTATATACAGCAAAATCTTCGCAGTTAAACAATTTATTTAATTTTTCGGCTAGATTGATGGCATGACCGCTGTTAGAAAAACTTACTTTTTTATATTTTGGACCCACTTGTTGTGCAACAACACTGGTTGTTTTTAAGTTCACAGGCTGACCTTTGTAAAATACAGCCCAAATGGCGTCAGCTTCCAAAACCTGTTCAGTTTTATAAGTTTTTTTACTAGTGACTTCTAATAACACTTTGGGTTTAGGTCTCGACATTATATGCGTACTCCAAATATACGCATATATTTATTCTAAATATTAAAAACCGCCACCGTCCATTTTGACTTCAGTAGGTCCTGGGGTGCCTGCATTTTGAATAACCTTGTCTAATTCGCCCGATAACCGGGTCATTACAATGGATAAACTATTAGCTAGATCAGTAGTTTCTTTTAGATCTAATATAATAGACCGTTGGTTACTTTTAATAGCAACTCTAGCCTTGTTTAAAAAGTCCTCTATCGGCAGGGTATTTAACGGAGTCATTGTTTGCTTACTGATGCTAATACTGTTCGCATTTCTGTTTCTGTTTTAAAAGGACCTTGATAAGGATAGCGTTCTAAAGTAATTAATTTTGGACAGAAGCTCTTTACCCAGCCTTTGCGAAATTGTATGATATAGTATCCTGCACAATATAAACTTTTACTCTTACTGCTTTTTGCATATATAGGTAATCGTTTAACAATGTTATAGACAGGATTGTGTGGTTTTGATGCAGTTGGGTAGTCGTAAACTTCTAGGGAAGGTTCAGGTTTAGATCTTTTATCTTCGTTGGTATTAATTTCGAGTTGTTTGTTTATTTCACTAACATCTTTGATGTTAATTTTTACACCTTTACGGTAAAAACTAAATCCTTTTTTTTCTTTATTAAGTGTGCCTAATTTAATACCGTCGTCTTCTACGATCCAGCTTTTATTTGGTACTACTACTTTAGCTACTGCATTCATTTATATACCTCGCATTTAATGGTTCTGCATAACTTTGTGCCTGTTCGCTAACTTTTTGTAAATCATATTTGGCACACAGTTTGAGCAATCTAATTCCTACCTGACTGATATTTTTGTTAGAAGTAATCTGTTCAGAAATAGTATTTCTAATAACAAGTTTAATATCATCTGGTTGTGCTGTCAAGTCACACAATTTAACATTTCGATTATAGTCATCTAGCACACGATGTTCGATACCTTCATGGTCGGTCCAACGCTGGAGCATCATATTGTTCCAAGAATATCCTTTATGGTCCCTGTCGGCAAATGCTTCGCGGAGACCAACTTTATTCTTTGTGCCTTTCTCGCGTACTCCCGGATAAGCACTAAAGATGTTGTCTGAAGTGTCACCACGCATACACTTCTCAAAGAGTAACCATTTTGGGTCTGGTGCGGGCTTAACTTGTTTAGTTTTCTTATCAACGACAGGTTTACCTTTTTCATCAAAGTATCCTTCATGTGTAGTAGTAATTTGCATCACACCATTATAT